TTTCGTTGCTAATAAAACATTTTTACCAAGTTATTGTTTAGTATATAATGGTAATGTGTATAGTTGGAGTGAAGACTTAATAAGTATTGAGACTGCTTTAACTGATAAATTTGACTATGGAGATATGATGGATCTAGGAATATACCCTTTATAATTATGGTATACCAAGAAGATTCTTATGAAAAAGCACTGAGAGTATACGGCTCAGATGCAGAGAAATTGTATGAAGTAGCAAGGACGCAAGTCATTGGTAAACATACAATTACAGTATATAAAAAGCGAAAGGAAGAGCTTAATAAACCTCTTAAAAAGATAGTTTATAAGTTCTGAATTTCGTATATTTGTTAACCTTTAAAGCCTGCCTATGAATGTAGAAATAAATGTTCCTGGACTTATTAAGAATAAATTAACAGCATCACAATATGTTATGTTGGTGTTATTATTTGAAGATAATACAGAACTTTTTGTAAACTATGTAAATCTATACGGATTTGCACAAAAGGAAATACAAGGTTTGGTGGCTCAGGGATATATATTATCTTGTGATCCTAAGAATCCTTTAACTTGTATAACAATAGCAAGAGATAAAGTAAGAGCCCTTATAGGTGTAGAAGAATCTTATTTTACTGAGCTATTTAATCATTACCCATTAAAAGTATCTAATGGTAGCACGTTGAGGATATTACGCCCTTCTAGTTTATCTGCAAAAGCAACTAAACTCTGTAAAGAAAAATATGACAGATTTCTTAAAGGTAATCTTATTAAACATAAACATGTTCTAGATTGCTTAAGTAAGGAGCTTCAAATAAGGAAGAGGGGTGGTAGTATGCAATATATGCACGCTCTAGAAACATATATAAACAAAAATGCCTGGGATGCATATGAAGGCTTGTTAGATTCCAATACAACTATACAACAAGCAGATAGTAAATACGGCCAAGATTTAATTTAAACTATGGAAAATAAAAAACCAAGTCTACACTATAAAAGTATAGCAAAAGCAACACACGATGCTGTTGAGTATATTGACCAGCGTCGTAAGGGACTGATAAAGTCTTTAAAAACTCCATGGACTAAGTATAATCATGTGAGTATGGATGGAATAGAATGGAATACTATACATACTATAGCCGGTATGTCTGGTAGTGGTAAAACTGCTATTATAAACCAGTTAGAAACATCATTATTTGAATTAAACCCTGATGAAAACTTTGCAGTTCTTTCTTTTAACTTCGAGATGCTGGCGCGTCAGTTAGTTAGTAGGAAGTTATCAAATAAGTTAGATATGACTACTAGACAACTCCATAGTGGTATAGAAGGATTTAGTTTGTATGATGCTGAGTTCTATAAAGTTTTGACTGCTCAAAAAGAATTCAATAAACTTCCTATATACTATGTAGAAATGCCCGGTACTGTAGAGATGATTAAGAATACTATTGAGAAGTTTGTAAAAGAAGATTTTAATAAGGACAGAGGTATAATGGTTATGTTGGATCATACTATATTAGTGCGTGGTAAACAAGGTGAGATGGAACGGTTGGTTCTCGTCGAGCTTATGATTATGGCTAATGCATTGAAAAAACAACTTAAAATATCATTTGTATTTTTGAGCCAATTAAATCGAGAAATCGAGTCAGCAGATAGAGTAACAGAACCATCTCAACAGTTTCCTAAGAAAAAAGATTTGTTTGGTGGTGACTCTGTATTTATGTTTTCTGATTTGGTAATGGTATCCATGAACCCTGAGCAATTAGGTATGGATACTTATGGAGCTAAAGCCTGGCCAACAGCTGGTGCTTTGTTCTGGCATTTCATTAAAGTAAGAGAAGGTCAGCCTTGTATTGCTAAGATGAAAAATGAACTTAAGTATAATCGGGTTAGCGACTTCCCAAAAGAAGTTAATTACCAATTAAAAATTAAAGATGGAGTATAATACAACAACAACTATGGATCCACTAGGACAAGATAGCAGAATACCTAAATATTATAAAGGTAAAAATGGATATGAAGCTCGTAAAGTATGTGATAACTTTGAACTTCCTTACCACCTCGCTACAGCCACTACATATATAATCAGGGCGTATCATAAGCACGATACTCCTGTTGATTGTTTAACGAAGGCTATAGCTCATCTAGAATTTGAATTAGAAAAATTTAATAACCAAAAAAAGTAAAATATGGCAAATTTAGTAATCATTTGTGGAAAGTCCGGGTCAGGGAAATCCACAAGCGGAAGTAACCTTGACCCAAAATCAACTCTATGGCTGAACTGTGATCAAAAATCACTACCACTCAAAGGTTGGAAGAAAAACTATAGCAAAGAAAATAAAAACTATGCAGTTTCTTCTAGCTTGGTAGATATTATAAACACACTAAAAGCTATACCAGAGAAAGCGAAGCATATCAAAACTATTGTGATAGACACTATTAATCGAGTTATGACCGATAAAGTAATGGGAGAACGTCATATTAAAGGTTTTGAGAAGTGGGGCAACTTATCAGGTGGTATTTATGATATATTTACAACCATAAACCAAGTTTTACCTGATAATGTTGATGTATTTGTATTAGCACATTCCGATGAGGGATATACTGATATGGGTGCGCAGTATCGTAAAGTAATGACAGCTGGAAAACAGTTAGACAAGATTGTATTAGAATCTATGTCGAGTGTGGTTTTATTTACCCACATTGAATCAGACGGAAAAGGTAAAAATCAATATTTCTTCCAAACACAAACAGATGGTGTATCGACTGCAAAGTCACCTGCTGGGATGTTTGAAGATTACCAAGTACCTAATGATTTGCAAATGGTGAAACACACCATGCAGAAGTATTATAATGAGTAAAATGAAGTTTAATTAAAAAAGTAAAGATTATGAGTATGTATCAAATTAACCAAAAGGTTAAATCAGAAGGTTCGTCAACCAAAGTATTTCCATTAGGAATTAGTGAAAATGCAGAAATGACAAATGTAAGTATGGAAACAGCTTCAAACGGGAACAGCTTTTTAAAATTCTCTTTCACTGCACCAGACGGCTCTTCATTAAGTAGTTTAGAATGGCCTATAGATGTAAATAACGAAGGGTGGGAAAAGAAAGCTCAATCTCAAATGAAGAGAGTTAAGCATATTATGACTAAATTCTTATCAGAAGATAAGGCTGTTGTAAATGCACAAGACTTTGATGGCTTCTGTCAGCAAGTTATTGCTACATTAGGGAATTCATATGTAGGAAAGAAATTAAGAGTTAAAACTGTTTACAGTTATAATAACTATGTATCTCTTCCTAAATATGTACCATTCTTAGAAGATATGGAAGTAGAGAAAACAAAACTTAATATTACTAGTTTTGATAAAATGGAAAGAGATGAGTCTGAAAATCCTTCTACTTTAGCATCTACTGCAAGTGCAGCAACGGAGCCTGCTAGTTCTGATTTACCTTTCTAGGTAAGTTAAACTTTTAGATATAGTGGGGGGCGTAAAACTCCCGATCACGGGTTGCCCCCTCTTATCTATTTACAAATGGAATCCCTCTATAAAATAACACTGTCTTTAACTAAAAGTCATATATTAGATAAGGTTAGCCAATATGAATTATTTAGCTATTATTTAGGATGTGATTTTAAGTCTGGGGTTGTAATGAATAGTCCGCTCCGACAAGATGATAAGCCAAGTTTCTCAATTTTTACTGATCGTAAAGGTACTCTAAGATTTAAAGATTTTGGAAATGGAGACACTGGTGATGTATTTACATTTATTCAATCCCTATTTGGATGTGATTTTTATTCTGCTTTAATAAGAATAAATGAAGATTTCAAATTAGACTTAATGTACAATAAGACAAATGTTGTTATTAAACCCTATGATGGTTTTGTAACAGCTATTAAAGAATTAAAGTATGATGCAAAAAAGACTATAGGTGTAAAAACACAGTCTTTAACTTTCGTAGACATACATTACTGGAAACAATATGGTATATCTGAAGCTGTCCTCAAATATTATAATGTATTTTCTTGCAAATGTGTATTTATAGGAGAAAATGTAGTAGGCTATTATAAGAATAATGATCCAATCTATGGTTATTTATTTAATAAAGATAGTGTATATACATGGAAAATTTACCGCCCTTTATGTTTGACCGGACATAAATGGATGAGTAATACTAATAGAACAATCTTTCAAGGGTGGGACCAATTACCCGAACGAGGAGAGTTTATTATAATAACGAAGTCATTAAAAGATGTAATGGTTCTAAGAACCCTTGGATTTATTAGTGCTGCGTTGCAGAATGAAATTACTGGAATTAAAGATACTGTAGCCCGAGAGTTATATGAGAGATTTAATAAGGTGTATATCTTAAACGATTTCGATTTAACTGGTGTTAAAGGTGCTAATAACCTGAAGAAGAAGTATGGATTTACTCCTATATTCTTACAAAGTTTTAGTACTAGACATGATGGGTTTAAAGATATTTCTGATTTTAGAAAAGATCATACTGCTGAAGAAAGTAAAAATAAAATAAATAAATTAATATGAAATTAGAAAGAGAACATGTAGTCGATGAGATTATCGGCGATGTTAAAACCAATAAATTTAAAATTGGTGAAGATTCAATGGGTATAATAATAGACTCATTAATTAATCTTTATTCTGATCCTATTGGTTCTATTGTTAGAGAAGTAACATCTAATTGCTATGATGCTCATCTAGAGAAAGATCTCAAGATAAGAAAAATTATAGACTTAGAAAATGATGATGATCCGAATTGGTTTCATCCCTCTACCAAAAAACCTCAAATAGAATTTCAGGAAGAGAATATCCTTTTAGGTGTAGGTAACGCCTTTTTATTCCGTGACTTCGGAGTAGGTTTAAGTAAACAACGAGTAGAAGAAATTTATACGCTATTTGGTAATTCTACCAAAAGGGGTGATAATAATCAAATTGGTGGTTTTGGAATCGGAGCTAAGTCTCCATTTTCATACACTGATAATTTCTATATAATGAGTAATCACAATGGTAAAACATTTAGTTATATGTTATATAGAGGTAATGATGCATTTCATATGGATCTCCTTAAGGAAGGGGTTACAACTGAATTGAATTCTACTCAAGTTATAGTTCCTTTAGATAAAGATATGTCTTATAGAGATATTAGAAGATTTGCATCAGCTATCAATAATCAACTAATGTATTTTTCAGATCTAGAGTTTATAAACATACATGAGGGAACAGGTAAAGAAGTTAAATTAGCAACCATAGATTACGAAGATGATGATATGGTTATAGATTTATCGCAGCAGCATAATTCAGATACTGACGAATTACACTTAATGGTAGGAAGAGTTCGTTATCCTCTTAATTTTAGTCAGCTAGATGAGTCTATGTTGTGGAATTCAGAACGTATTCCCTGTGCTATTAAGTTTGATGTAGGCGAATTAGATTTAGTTCCAAGTAGAGAAGCAGTTCGATATACAGATAGAACTAAAGCAGCCCTATTAAAAAAGATTTTAAGGCTACAACAAAATCTTAAATCAGATTGTGAAGCTGAATTAGCTACTGCTGATAATATGGTAACTTGGTTAAAGCAGGCTTCTGCATTAAAAGCAAATTCTTCTAGATCCTGGAGAAGAAATTATGGTTCAATATTTGCAGTAAAGTCATATATGGCTAAACTAAATAATACAAAATCAATTTCTTGTAATTTACATGGTGTTGAGTTATCTGGTTCGTTACTGGATGATGATTATAGAAATCATCAGTTAAGTAGAGGTTTTACTATATTTACAGTAACAAGAGAACCTAACTCTAATTATGTAGGAGGTTATAAATTAAAAAAAGT